TTTTCCCGTGTTGTTCACCATCTTCATGATGATGCGGTCTGCGACCGGGCCGACCTCGTGACGCTCGAGGATGACCTCGACGCCTCCCGCCGCTACCGGCGCCGGTGCGATCATGGCAATCGCGAAAGAAATCAAGACGGCATCGTGCCTCATCGTTTCCCCCCAGAATTCCACTACTACCAATGATCGTATTTGTACGACGATTGCAATTTCCGAAACAGATAGAAGAGACTACGGGATCACCCTGTAGTCTGCACTACCATCAAGCCGGACGTTTACCGGTGCCCGGCGCAGCCGCCGCCGTCTGGAGCCTCCTACGCAGCCGCGCCTCCAGCCACGGCAGGAGCGCCTCTAGCTCCGCCGGATCGGCAGGGTCCTCAGCCCGCGTTATCAGAGCGTTATAGGCGTCCGCCTGCTCATCGAGCACGGCGTCCGGCGGCAACTTGACGCCCTCCTCCTTATGCACGCGCGCCACAAGGCGGCCGACCTGGCGAAAGAGTGCCGGATCGATTGCGCGCACGGGAGGCGGAGCCTGACCCGCATCGGCGAACATCCCTCCATCGCCTGTAGCAAGCCAATTGGCGTCAATGCCCAGACGCGTTCGATAGATAGCTAGAACATCCGCTCCCGGAGGGTTCTCGCCGCGTTCGTATCGCGCCAAAGCCGATTTGCTCAAACCCAAACGGGCAGCGAACGCATCGCGATCCACATCGTCAAAATGACGTCGAACCGCGCGCATGCGGCGCGCAAGTGGCGTCTTTGGGTCGCTCTCTGGTCGAGCCAAATCAATCATAAAATCGATATCGACTTTACAAAAATCGATATTGATCTTATCCCTTCTGTACGCCCCGTGATTCGGGGCTGTTGTCACACATCGCGTTCCAAAGAAACCGGCCTGCTGCAACAGGCCGGTTTCACCCAAAGGAGTCTCCCATGAAGTCTGGCACGGGCCCCGTCTGGGACCAGCACTCTATCAAGGCCGAGCTGCATCGGCGAGGCATGACGCTGACGGCCCTGGCTGAGAGCGTCGGCATGACGCAGAACAGCTTCAGCCACGTCTGGAAGCGCACGCACCGCCGAGCCGAGGCGGCGATCGCCGACTTTCTGCAGGTGCCTGTCGAGCAGCTCTTTCCCGACCGGTATCCGATCACGAAAGCCCGGATCTTCGATAGCAAGAAATACGGTCGGGCAGAAGGTCAGAAAGCGGCCTCCGCGTCTGACAGGGCGGCGGCGTGATGCGCCCGCTCCTGTCAGCGCTCCGGGCCGTCCTTGACATGCTTCCGGACCCGCAAGACCTGGCGGCGGCCGCCGTCCTGTGCCTCGCGGTCGCTTCGTTCCTGCTGTTTGTGGGAGTGGCGTCGGATCTGGTGCTGATCTGGAGGATGGGGTGATGCGTCCCTACGAAGCCGTCTTGCTTGGCATGACCATCCTCGTATGCGCGGGCGCGATCCTGATTCTCCTGCGCACCGTGTGGGCCGAGCGGCAGTCCTCGCTGTATATCCTGACAAGGGCGAAAACGGCCCTTAGGGAGATCGAGGGCGACACCCGGAACGAACGGTCTCCGGGCGAGGCTGACGGGTACGTCTATGAAGCCGGGCGCGGCTATGTCTACCGGCCGCAGGGTGCACGCTAATGGCGCCCTTCGCCCTCACCAACGACCTCGGCCCATGCGATTTCAAGAGCCCGAAAAGCAATCGGCACCTGGTCGCGGATGATCGTTTCGAGGTTCGCAGGGTTGTGAAACTGGCCCGCGTTCAGGTTCGCCTCGACCAGACGCACCGCGTGTTCAAAGAGCTTTTCAGCATCCATTTCAATCATCTCCTCGTGTGCCCAATCCACCTGGGGATGGCAGGTTCCGGCGTGCGCACCACCGCGCGCCGGAACCGCAACCATGCCAAGCTAGCCGATTCGCCCGCGTCCTATCGCACAGGAGGCGCACGATGACCTCCGACGCTCCGCGCGAGATCCCGCTCGCACAGATCGACGTGCCCGCCGGCCGGCGCAAGGTCGACCCGGATTGGGTGGCGGCGCTGGCCGCAGATATCGAAGGCCAGGGGCTCCGCATCCCGATCCTCGTGGTCGAGGCGGGCAAGCGTTTCCGGCTGATCGCAGGCGCCCACCGGCTCGGCGCGGCGAAGCTGCTGAGGTGGAAAAGTATCCGGGCCGACGTGAAGCCGGCGGATGCGTTCGCCGACGAGGCCGCGCTCAAACTCGCGGAGATCGCCGAGAACCTGATGCGCCGCGAGCTCTCGGCGCTGGACAGGGCGATGGATGTGGCCGCCTGGCGCGAGATCTACGAGCAGGCCCAGGGCGCGGTGAAGCGCGGCGGAAACCGGCGGGCGGCTTCAAAGTTCCAACTTGGAACTTTGATCGATGCCGACCCGATGGCGGTCGCGGCCGAGCGATTTTCGGCGGCCTTCAATGAGGCAGCACAGCGAGCTTTGGGGCTCGGAAAGACCGCCGTCTGGCGCTGCCTGAAGATCGCGACGCTGGACGCGGATACGCGGGAGCGCGTGGCCTTGAGCCGGCTGGCCGACAATCAGTCCGAGTTGATCGCGCTCGCCGATATCGAGCGGGAGATGCGCCCCGCCGTGCTGGATCACGTGCTCAGCGAGCCGCCGATGGCGGGCTCGGTGGCGGCGGCGCTGGGCATGATCGAAGGCCGCAAGCCCGAAGACCCGGCCGAGAAGGCGTTTAGGTCCTTTTCCGACAGTTGGCGGCGGTTTCCCGTCCGGCAGCGCCGCGCCTTCGTGCGCGCGCATCAGGCCGAGATCCTCGCCATGCTGAAAGAGGAGGAGGCGCTCTGATGGCGAAGGCGCGCGGCGATACGATGACGGGGGACCTGCTGTCCTGGGAGCCGCCGAAGGTGGCCGCCGGGTTTGAGCCGGGCGCCATTCGCGGCTCGCGGCTGGCCTCGCAGATCAGCCAGGCCGTCGCGCTCGCCCTGAAATCGTCGTCGCTTTCGCGGTCTGAGATCGCCGCCGCTATGACCGCAGAGCTCGGCTATGCGGTCTCGGAAAACATGCTCGCGAACTACGCCTCGGAAGGGGCGGAAGCACATCGCATCACGCTGGAGCGCTTCCTCGCGCTGATCGAAGTGACCGGCTGCACGGACCTTGTCGGTTTCGTGGCCGAGCGGTTCGGACTGGTGGCGGTCGACGCGCGCTACCGCGCGCTCATCAACGTGCATCTGGCCGAGGAAGCCGAGGCGAAAATCCAGAAATTCAAGGCCGCCGAAAAGGCCAAGTGGGGGGCGGTCTGAATGAACGCGCAAAACCCGACACAGATCCAGATTTGGTTCATGGCGGCGGAGATCGCCAGCCTCGCGGCCGCTGGCGACATGCCGGGAATGCCGGAAACCAAGCGCGGCGTGAATGCTCTCGCCGACCGGGAAAGCTGGCACCGATACCACGCTCTCGTGCGCCAGCGCTCCGGTAGCGATGGTGGCGGGTATGAGTACCACCTCGATCTCCTGCCGCTGGACGTGCGGCTTGGGTATCTGTCGCGCCGGATCGGGCCGGCGCTGGCGCTCAGGGACGGCGACAGTCCGGCAGACCTGCGGGGCAGCGGAGATCTCACCGACCGGGCGCGGCTGACGCGGGACGCGCGGGTGATGATCCTGCGCCTCGCCGATCGCTTCCGGCAGATGCTCGACCTTGGCGCCCTCGGGACCGACAGCCTGTTTGCCGACATGTACAATGCCGGCCGCGTGCCGCTGCCCGAATGGGCGGCGGGGGTGGTCAGGCATGTGTCCGCCCGGACGCTGATGCGCTGGCGACAGGCGCGCGCGATCGCCGGCAGCGCCGCGCTCGGGCACGATCCCGCAGCGGCCCGCAAGGGCAAGGGGTTGCTCGCCACGGCCGAAGGCGGCCGGATGCGGGCCTATATCCTCGCATGGATCCTCCGCAATCCGGCCCTGTCGGCGGAGATGATCCGCGACTATTGCGAGGGCGAGTTCGGCGCCGAGATCACAGATCGGCATGGCGAGATCAAGCCGCTGCCGCCGGTGCGGACGTTCCAGCATTTCATCCGGGAGCTGCGCGCCGCCGAAAAGGTGGTCATCACCAAGAACACCAATCCCGATCTCTATCGCTCGACCATGGCCCTGCGCGGCACGGGCGCCTATCGGTGGGTCAGGGAGCCGAACCAGCTCTGGCAGATCGACGCCTCGCCGGTCGACGCGCTGTGCACGGACGGCCGGCACTCGATGTATGCCTGCATCGACATAGCCACGCGGCGGGTGGTGATCACCCTTACCAAGACGCCGCGTGCCTCGGCCGTGGGTCTGCTGATCCGCAAGGCGCTGATGGCCTGGGGCGTCCCCAAGACCGTCAAGACGGACAATGGCTCCGATTTCAAGGCGCGGGCCACCGTCCAGCTTTTCGACGATCTCGATATCGATGTCGACGTTTCTGCCGCGTACAGCCCGACCGAAAAGGCGCATGTCGAGCGCGTCATCAAGACCTTCCAACACAACTTCGCGGCGCGACTCCCCGGCTATGTCGGCCATGACGTGGCCGAGCGCAAATCGATCGAGGAGCGCACGGCGTTCAGCCAGCGCCTCGGCACGGATGACGCCGAGCTTTTCGAGGTCGCGCTGTCGGCCGCCGAGGTGCAGGCGCATGTCGACGAGTGGCTTGAGGTCTACTATCACGCCCGGCCTCACGGCGGCTTCAGGGGCGCTTTGAAGGGGCTGACACCGGCGCAGGCAGCGGCCGCCTCGACTGCGCCGATCGCCCGCGTGGACGAGCGCGCCCTGGATGTCCTGCTGATGCCGCTGGCCGGCCGGGACGGCCGGCGCAGGATGACCGGCCAGGGGATCAGGATCGATCATCTGTATTATCTCTCCGGCCGCATCCTGCCCGGCACCGACGTGCTCGTCCGGCTCGACCCGATCGACATGGGCAAGGTCTACGTCTTCTCGGCGGCCGATGGCCGGTTTCTCGACACTGCCATTTGCCCCGAACTGCGGGACATCAACAGACCGGCATTCGTGCAGGCCGAGAAGGAAGTGGCCCGGCGGCTGCTCGCCGATCGCGAGCGGGACGCGAAAGCAGAGCTGCGCAGGATCAGGAAGGGGCCGTCCGGCATCGAGCGGACGCTGCAGCTCTACCGGGAGAAGGCCGACGCCCGCGCCCGCGAGAGCGCCAATGTCGTCTCGCTGCCCAAGCGCGAAGTGGAACACTCGACACCCGCCATTGCCGCCGCGCTGGACGCGGCCAGGCCGGCCGAGGTGCCCGCGCAGCCCGAGCGCGCGGCGGAGCTGCTCGCCGAAATGCGCCGGGAGATGGCGGCACCCGCCGCCGCCGCTCCGACCGTCACGCCACTTCGCCGCCAGGAGACGCCGCAGATCCGGTTTCGCCGGGCGCAGGACCTGATGGCGCGCGTCGAGGCCGGCGAGGCCATCAGCACAGAGGATGCGATGTGGCTGGGTGGCTACAGGTCCGGGCCGGAATACCGCGCCCTGCAGGCCCTGCACGAGGATTTCGGCGGCTAGGCCCGCCCAAAAAAAGGAGCCCCGGCGAACCGGGGCCCCAAGCACTTACCAAGGAGAGAATGATGACGGCAAACGAGCACACGGTCAAGACGGGCGGGTCCATCGCGCCGCTGAAGAACGTTGCGACCCTGATGATGATGATCGAGGCGCTGCGCTCGCGCATGGTGGGACTGCCGGGGATCGGCGTCTTTTCAGGCGACAGCGGGTACGGAAAGTCGGTGGCCGCGCAGTACGCCATGAACAAGACCGCCGCGATCTATGTCGAGGTCCGCCACTACTGGCGGGCAAAGCCGCTCTGCGAGGCGATCCTGCAGGAGGCGGGGCAGCCCCGGCCGCGCGGCACGGTGGCGCAGATGATGGACGAGATCATCCGCCGGCTGGGCGATGCGCCAAATCGTCCGCTGATCATCGACGAGGCCGACAAGCTCGTGGATGGCAAGATGATCGAATACGTCCGCGACATCCATGAAACGACTCAGGTGCCCGTCGTCCTGATCGGCGAAGAGCTGCTGCCGCGCAAGCTCGAAGCTTTCGAGCGGGTGCACAACCGGGTGCTCGACTGGCAACTTGCGCAGCCCTGCGACCTCGAAGACACGGCGGAGCTGGCCCGCATCCTGTGCCCGATGGTCGAGGTCGGCGAGGACCTGCTCGAAGACATCCGCGCCAAGACGGGAGGGCGCGCCCGGCGCATCGCCACGACGCTGCACGAGATCCATGCCTGGGCGCGCAATCGCGGCAAAGGTGCTGTCTCGCGCGCCGACTACGAGGGGCGCATCTTCACCGGCGAGACGCCGATCCGGCGGGCGGGAGGGCGCGGCTGATGTCGGCGATCCTCAAGCTCAGGACGATCAACGGTCGGCCGGTGCTGCGCGGAATCGACCACGTGTGGTCGGTCGTCCTCGACCTGACGCGCGGCGGCGAGACGTTCACCCGCCACGACGTGGACCAGCGCTGCTGCGATCCGGCCGACCACGGCATTACCGACTATCTGCGACGGCTCACCCGCGCCGGTATTCTGTCGGAGGTCGGGGCCGAGCCTGCCCACGGGCGCCGGCGGGGCCGCCGGATCTACCGTCTCGTCCAGCGCCACCAGGAGGCGCCCCGATTGCGCCGGGACGGCTCTCGTGCACCGACGCCGGCCAACCAATTGATGTGGAACACCATGCGCAATCTGCTGCGCGACGGTTTCACCGCGCATGAGCTGGCGGCGTTCGCCGCCACTGACGAGGTCACGGTGCCGGTGGTGACGGCTCAGAGCTACGTCAAGCACCTGGCGGGTGCCGGCTATCTGACCGTCCTGCAGGAGAGCGTCGGCCCGCGCCCCACGAAATGGCGGCTCAAGCCCTCGATGGCGAGCGGCCCGCTGGCGCCGAAGCTGCTGCGCACGCATGTCGTCTACGACCCTAACGACAATGCGCTTTATGGGCCGGCCGAGGCAGTCGCCGAGGAGGTCGCGCCATGACACCGGTCGCCATGATCGACAAGGCGCGCTCCGCCTGGGGAGAGATCCTGCCCGATTGGGTGCGGGAGCTGGCGGCCCTGGCCGACCAGGAAGGGTTGGCCGGCGCGGCGCGGCGCATCGGCTACAGCCAGCCGACCGTCAGCCAGGTGATCAACGCTCGATACCTGGGCGATCTCGCCCGGATCGAGGAACGCGTGCGCGGCGCGCTGATGGGGCTGACCGTCGATTGCCCCGTGGTCGGCGACCTCAGTCGGGACCTGTGCCTGGACTGGCAGGGCAAGCCGTACGCCCCGACCAGCGCGCACCGCGTCCGGATGTTCCACGCCTGCCGCAGCGGGTGCCCTCACTCACGGCTCAAGGGAGGCTGCTGATGCTGTCCGACGACATCAGGACCCTGATCGGGTGGATCGACGCCAATGCGAGGCCGGACGGCTCGCTGGCGCTGCAGCCGGCGATGACCGGCTTGCTTCGCCTCGCGCTGCGCGACGCGGCGCGAACCGCACGGGGCATGGAGGCGAGCCGGATCTCCGGCCCGGCGATGATATCGGAGGCGGATCTCGCCAGCGGCAAGGTCAAGCGCCTGCCGATCGTGCCTCGTCCGGTGCCCGCACCGGCCTCAGACGATGGAGGGTCGGCGGCATGAGCGAGGCCCTGCACGATCTGGTCGATGAGATCCTGGCCTCCGTTTTCGACGGACGCGGTCCCGACACGTCGGCCTCCATCGCGGCGGCCGAGGTCGGCGCCAGGCTGCTCTCGGGCGGCACGAGTCGCGCCGACCTGGTGCACTCCATCGCCCGGCTGATCGTCGCCGTCGACATGGAGCTGCGCCAGCGGGAGATGCTGCGACGGGAGGCGGCCGAGCGGCCGCAGCCGGCGCCTGCTCCAAAAGCTCCGCCGGCCCCGTTCGGCCGGCGCTGGCGGGTGAGCCCGATGCTTGACCACCTGCTGACCAGTCACCCTGACCCCACCGCCAACCTGATGGGCGACCCGGCACCGGGCCGCTCCGCACTCGACCAACGCCATGGAGGCATTCAATGACCGGTATCCCCGCAACAGACGACGGCGTCATCGACATCGCCGGCAAGCCCTACATGACCGATGCCAAGGGCGCGTTCGTGCCGCTGGAGACGATCAAGCCCGCACACAAGCTTGAGGACGAGGTGGTGCGCAGGATCATGCGTTTCGCCGACGAGCTTTCCGGCCAGATCGGCCGCTTTCGCGGTCACACCATGACGGACCTGGGTGAGCTCGATGCGCTGCTCGCCCAGGAGCACGGCCTGACGAAGGGCGGGCCGAAGGGAAATCGCACCTATCAGACCTTCGACGGGCTGATGAGGGTGACCGTCCAGGTCGCGGACTATGTCGACTTCGGCCCGCAGCTCCAGATCGCCAAGCGGCTCCTGGACGAATGCCTGACGGAGTGGTCCGCCGACAGCCGGCCGGAGATCCGTGCCGTGATCACCCGCGCCTTCAACACGGACAAGGAGGGGCAGGTCAACCGGGCGGAAATCTTCATGCTGCTGCGGCTCGATATCGAGGACCCGCGCTGGCAGGAGGCGATGCGCGCCATTCGCGAGGCAATGCGGGTCACGGGGTCCAAGGAGTATGTCCGCTTCTACCGCCGCGCTCGTGTGACCGACCGCTGGAACGCCGTCACCATCGATCTGGCGAGGGCGTCGTGATGGCACAGGCTCTCAAGATCAAGGCGCTCCGCGCGTGGCTGCCCATCGTGGAGCGATCTACAGCCGAAATGCTCGGAAGGGTCCATGGAGCACGGTTCGATTACAGAGCCGGCGCCTACGAAATGCGGCTCGCCGGCATCGCCGGCACCGCCACGATGGGACGGGAGGCAGCGAAAAAGAGCTGGCTGCGTGCGGCCCGCAGGAGGATCGCGCTGGCCGAAGAAGCGTGCGCCGGCCACGTAGCCGCAGCCGGCAATCCGAAGGTGTGCCAGCGATGCGGAGTGCACATCGACGATTTGCGGCCTGATGACGACGCAGGGGGGCAGTCATGACCGATGACACCAAGCGCGCCCGCTGGGCCGCAAACACCCGAGATCTGGCCAACGTGGCGGCGGGCGCCCGCAAAGTTTCCGGGCTGGACGCGCAAGCGCACCGGCGTAGATGGCAACTCAGGGAGTCATTGCTCGAACGCGCCCTTTTCGATCTGCGCGGCGAGCTTGCGTCGATGGTCGAAGCCGCGTGCGAGCTCGCCTGGGACGGCATGGATCATGTCCCGGTGCCTGGCACGGCCAGCCAGGAGACAATCCCCGCTATCGCCGATCGCGTGCTGCTGATCCGCGAAATCGAGGCGGAAATCGGCAGGCCGGCCGAGCATCCCGAGCCGCAGTGGCTGGACGATCTCCTCGATGGCACGTGGGGGCTGACATGACCCGCCGCCGCACGCTGACCGCTCAAATACAGGAGGTCGAGCGCGAGCTTGCGATGCGGCGGCGCGTCTATCCCGGTCTGGTGTCCCAGCGGCGCATGCGTGAGGGCGAAGCGGCAGAGCACGTGCTGCGTCTGGAATGCGTACTCGACACCCTGCGCTGGCTGAAGGTCAACCGCGATCGGATCAGGGCGGCGCTGAATGAGGGAGAAGGAGGGCTTTGACATGTCCGTCCGCGATCCTGGCCGCGATCCCGGTGCCCGCCGCCAGGAGCTGCTCGGCGAAGCCCGGCGCCACCGCTACAGGCTGCACCGATTGCCAGGGCTGACCGCCGAGCTTCGGGCGGTCACCACGGAACTTCTGAGACAGGAACTTTCGAAGGCCGCGCGAGGGGCGGCCGTGTCGTCAACCGAGGACCAGGACGAGGAGCGTCCGGACCCTTTGAGATGGTGGGACAGATGACAGCACATGCGATCATCCATGTCGGGCTGAAGCAGCTCGGCATTGCCGGCGAGGACGCCCGCGACCTGTACGAGCGGGTCACCGGCTCGCGATCCCTGCGGGCCATGACGCCGCAGCAGCACCAGGTGGTGGTGGACGAGCTGCATCGGCTCGGCTTCAAACGCGGTTTGAAGACCGGGTCATCGAAGCGGGCTTCCGGGCCTTTCGCGGGCAAGCTGCAGGCGCTCTGGATCGCCGCTTATAATCTCGGCGTGGTCAAGACCAGCACCGACGAGGCGATGATGGCCTTCGTCACCCGGCAGACCGGACTTGCGCATGCGCGC